ATGGCGCATATGAGACTAAGTTGGAAGGAAAATTAAGTTGGGGTATCAGTGTGAATGGACTTGCAACTGTATCCGGTTTTAGTACGTTGTTTACGGCATGGAAGAACAGGACGCAAGTACAACTGTATTTTCAAACGGCGGTAAGTGGAGATAAAACATACAGAGGATATGCGTATATAACGTCGCTGAAAGAAAGTGCAGATCATCAGACAAGTGCAGCCTGGGATGCGTCGTTTGAGGGAACCGGATCACTTACTGAAAGTGCGTACTCGTAAAATATTACATTCTATATATATCATCAATATATATAGAAATGGGTAGGCTATATGAAATTGAACTTTAAAAAATAGAAATATGGCAATGACAACGACAATTCTGGATGGTAACCTTTTGGGAGTGTATAATGGTTCCTATTTGATTGCCCATGCAACTTCATGCAGCTTATCAATCAATACGGATATGCGTGATATATCGAATAAAGACAGTGCCGGATGGGGAGCATTTTTGCCGGGACAGAAAAAGTGGACGATAACAGTTGATTGCCTGGTTAATTATTCGACAAATTATAATTGGGCGTATTTGTTTGGTTTGTGGTATAATAGCACGGCATTGACATTGAAATGGCAGACAATAAACGCAGCAGACTATTATTATTCAGGAACCGCATATATAACGTCTATCCAAAAAAATGCACCGATGAATGGCAATGTTTCATTCAGTGTGACATTTCAAGGAACCGGAGCAATAACACAAACAACACCGTAAAATATGATATATGAAGTAAATATTGGCGGGCAGGTAAGGCCTATAGCGTTTGGGTTTAATGCATTGGCCTCATTTTGCCGGCTTTCGGGTTTAAAGATAGCTCAGTTGGAACAAATCGCCGTTGAGATGGATTTAATCCATGTGATAAATTTGATTTATTGCGGATTAAAAGACGGGGCAAGAAAAAAGAACATACCGTTCACGGCAACTATTGAGGATGTTGGCGATTGGCTTGATGAGGCGCCGGGTGAACTTGCGGGGATTATGAATATGTTTGTAGAATCACAAACACGGCCTGAATCAAAAAAAAACGGAAACACAACGGAGGAGATGAACGTGAAATAACATTTGATTACCTTCAACAATTAGCCTGTGGACAACTCGGATGGACACCTTCGATATTTTGGGACGCAACACCACGGGAATTTTGGAACACACTTGAAGGAAATTTTGAACGTGAAATGTGGCATGAAAGGCAGTCTTGGGAGCGTGTGCGATGGCTTGGCTGCCTTTTATTTAACACGCAAGTTGAAAGCAAACATAGAAAAGAACCCCGGGAAATATTACCATTTGTGTGGGATAATGAAGAAGGAAGAATTGTCGAATTACCAACAAACGATGATATAAAGAAAATAATTGAGCGGGATAAAAAAATAATGGAAAAAGAAAAGAATGGCTGAATTAAGTTTTGGAATAAAAATATGGGGGGATATACGGAACCTCTTGCAAAGTCTCACAAAAGGTAAGGAGGCTATTCAGGACTTTGGGAATAAATCCTACGATTCATTTCGAGAATTACAAAGAGAAGTTAAAGCAGCGGAAATGAAATTCCGCAACCTGGCTGCTACAATGGGGATAAATAGCAAAGAGGCACAGGCAGCATTAGCGAGTTTCAGACAGTTATCGGCACAGGCAAAAGAAATAAATACAGCAATAAGGCCTACTGCCTCAGCATTTTCTGAATTAACATCACAACTAAAAGGAATGGCGAAGGGGTATTTAGGGGTGACGACAGTGGCATGGGGAGTTGTTTCATTCTTAAAAAATTCATTTGAAGCTGCAGCGAAGGAGGAAAGACAGATAAGAAGGCTATCGGCAGCGTTTGATGATAACAAAGAAGCGACTGAGCGTATATTGCGCTTGCGTGAAAGAATGAAAGAAACTACAATGTTTTCAGAAGATGAAATCTCGGAAGCGATCACGATGGCCAGGGAGTTGGGGAATAATGAAATCAATACAGTTAAATTAACGGAAGCTGCTCTTGCATGGGCTAAGGTAACAGGTAGGGATTTAACACGTGTGATGGTTAAGTTAAATAAGGACATGGAAGAGGGAGGAAACTTAGTTGATATATATCATAAAAAATACGTTAAATTTCTTACCGAAGGGGCGGGGACGACAGAGGAGAAGGTTGATAAGATGAAGAAAAAATGGGAGGATTTTCTTGAAACTATCGGGGCAGGGTTATTAAAAGCGTTCAATGCACTTGCTGAAAGTTTTGATACCGGAGATCAGAAAATCAAGAATCAAATTGAATCACTTGAAAAATTGCAAAAAGTGCATTTTCTTGAAGCGAGGGATGTTGAAATCAAAACATTAAAAAATGAATTATATTTTAATATATTAAAAAAAGACACACAAGCGGAATGGGATCGGATCAAAGCAGCGAAGGAAGGGTTGAAAACATGGACGGTAACAGAAAATAAACATGATGCGATAGTTACAAAATTAGAAGAAGAGAAGGCGGCGGTTGATTTAGCACGGGAAGCTTGGCTGGAATATATACGTGTACAGGCAACCGGTGAACTTGTGGGGCCTGTAATACCGGCGACATTTGGGGAGGCGAAAGTTGGAGGCACAATAACGCCGATGAAACCAATCGAACATACGCAAGTTACAACCGGTGCAGCACCAGCACCCAAAAAACTTGGCGGAATAATATCAGAATTGGAGTCTGCATTATCAGATGCTGAAAAATTTAATAAAGCAATTCAACAAATTACCGCATCTGTTTCATGGATGGGATCGAATTTCCAAATGGTATTCTCTGGTATTACCGGCTTAATAAAAGACGTTAAGAGTAAATTTGTAGACGGGTGGAAAAGTGCGGTAAATAATGTTGCATCTATAATATCTGGCCTTGTGGGAATGATCACTGACTTGTTCACACAACAATACGATATTCAGTTAATGCAGTTGGATTCAGAATATGAAAGACGAAAGGAATACATTGATACACATATCAAAGATGAAACGGCGAAGAAGAAGGCGATAGATAAACTTGAAGCGGATACAAATAAAAGAAGAAAAGAACTTTTGCGGGATCAGGCAAAGGCGCAAAAAACAGCATCATTAATTCAAGCCATCGTTAACGGTGCGTTAGCCATTGTAATGGCATATGCAACAACGCCTGTCTGGTTAGGTATTGTAATGGGTACGATAATGGCTGCGTTGGTTGCAGTGCAGATAGCAGCGATAGCATCACAACCCTTACCTGCATTGGCAAAAGGAGGATTGGCGACTGCACCGACAATGGCAATTGTCGGCGATAATCCAAACGCAAATATTGATCCAGAAGTTATATCGCCATTGTCAAGATTGCGTGAATTTTTTGGCATGAATGAGAGCGGGCTTCTAACTGCCCGGGTTTCCGGCGATGATCTATTGTTCGTTCTTGATAAGGCAACCGTAAGACGTGGAAGGGTAGTTTGATGGGCGTAAGGTATCGAAATACATTTTACAGTACATCTGGAATACAATACCAGATAGATATATACGATTCATTATATTCATCATCTGTAAATACGTTTAAAACAGGGGATGACATAAGGTTGAGTTATAAAAATCTAACCGAACGAGTTGATCCGATATTCGCATCTGAATTACAGGTACCTTTTATAATGGAAAACTCAGGACATGATTGGTTTTTTGAAAACATACTGCGTACATCACAAGAGGAACGGTTTGGGGTAATAGTATATAGAAGTGGCAATATATATTGGGTTGGGCAGTTGTTAAATGATTTGATGCAAAAGGAAGATATTGAATTTCCTTATGTATTAAATCTTAAATTCACTGATGGACTGGCCAGGTTGAAAGATATTGATTACAACAACAACGGAACGAAATATACCGATAGAGATACAATACTTGAACATATATTGAAATGTATTTCTAAAACGAATATCACGGGTTATTTTGGTGCAAATGATAATTTTATCAGGACAATGGTGAATTGGTATGATGTACACCACCTTATTGTGCCTCCAAATTGCCCGCTTGCGAAAACCAACTTAGATCATGCTGTGTTTTACGAATATA